ATTTAATTAACAGGCCTTCGCACTACAACACAGGCAACATAGAATGTATAATGGCAATAGAAGAGTCTATGTCTTCTGAGTCTTACAGAGGTTATCTAAAAGGCAATGTCCTCAAGTACCTGTGGCGTTATCAGTACAAGGGCAACCCCAAGCAGGATATAGACAAGGCTATGTGGTATTTAAATCAGCTATCTAATGAAGTAGAATTAGACAGCATTAACTTAGAGGAAGAATAATGGATCAGTACCAACAGTTTATACACAAGAGCCGCTATGCGCGTTGGATACCAGAAGCAGGACGCAGAGAGTCGTGGCACGAAACAGTCAACAGGTACGTAGACTTCTGGAAAGATCGTGAACAGATAGATGAAAAGACGGCCTTAGAGTTATTTAATTCTATACACAATTTAGAAGTAATGCCGTCTATGCGTTGCATGATGACAGCAGGTAAGGCACTAGACAAAGACAATGTAGCAGGTTTTAACTGTAGTTACTTGCACATTGATTCGCCTCGTAGCTTTGATGAGTTGATGTATGTACTCATGTGTGGCACAGGCGTTGGCTTTAGCGTAGAGCGTAACTTTATTAACAAACTACCAGAGATCCCTGAAACATTCCATGAGACTGATAGCGTAATCATGGTAAGCGACAGCAAGATTGGTTGGGCATCAGCATTCCGCGAGTTAATTGCTATGCTGTATGCAGGTAAGATCCCTAAGTGGGATGTTAGTCGAGTGCGTGGTGCAGGTGAGAGACTCAAGACCTTTGGTGGTCGTGCTTCAGGCCCAGAGCCTTTGGTTGATCTGTTTAACTTTTGTATTGAGGTTTTTCTAAAAGCATATGGGCGAAAGCTAACATCTATTGATTGCCATGACATCGTCTGTAAGATTGCAGACATCGTGGTTGTTGGTGGTGTTAGACGTTCAGCACTCATAAGCTTATCTAATCTCTCTGATCAGCGTATGGCTAAAGCTAAGTCAGGTGACTGGTGGAGGAACGAAGGACACAGAGCGTTGGCTAACAACAGCGTAGCATATACTGAGAAGCCAGACTTTCAGGCGTTCTTATCAGAGATGCAGAACATGTATGAGTCTAAAGCAGGTGAGCGTGGTATCTTTAGTAGAGTTGCAGCGCAGAAGATTGCAGGACGTAACGGTAGGCGTGATGCTGATCAGGACTTCGGAACTAATCCTTGCAGTGAGATCGTGTTACGTTCTAACCAGTTTTGCAACCTCTCCGAAGTTGTTATCCGCGAAGACGATACTCTCTCTTCCTTGAAGAAGAAGGTTGAGACTGCTGCAATTATTGGCACACTCCAAGCAACACTCACTGACTTCCGATACTTGCGTAGCATTTGGAAGAAGAACACTGAAGAAGAAGCATTGCTTGGCTTGAGCATGACAGGGATTATGGATCATCCGATCCTTGGGTATTCTTCTGACAAAACAAAAGAATGGCTAGAGGAGCTAAAGGACGTTGCTATTAAGACAAATAAAGCGTGGGCTGAGAAGCTTGGGATTAGCCAGTCTGTCGCTATTACATGTGTCAAGCCGTCTGGTACTGTGTCTCAGCTTGTTGACTCTGCTAGTGGTATACACCCTAGGTTCTCTAAGCATTATATTCGCAGAGTACGTAGCGATAAGAAAGACCCGCTTGCAGTCTTCATGGAAAATAAAGGATTTCCTGTAGAGCAGGACGTTATGTCTCCCGCTTCTTCAGTCTTTAGTTTCCCTGTCAAGGCTCCTGATCGTTCTGTTACTGTTGCAGAAGTAGGTGCAATGCAACAGCTAGAGCTTTGGAAAACCTACCAGAATCATTGGTGTGAACATAAACCAAGCATAACAGTTTATTACACAGACGATGAGTTCCTCCAAGTAGCGCAGTGGATATGGGATAACTTTGAGATCTGCTCCGGTATTAGTTTGTTGCCAGTCAGTGACCATATTTATCAGCAAGCTCCGTATGAGGACATTAGTGTCGAGAAGTATGATGAGTTGTTAGCTGCCATGCCTCAAGGCGTTAGTTGGGAAGACTTAGAAAACTTTGAAATGGAAGACAACACTACAGGATCACAAGAGTTAGCGTGTACTGGTGGCGCATGTGAGATCGTTTAAACAAGGCAAGGAAGCCAACATCATAGGTTTTAAAGTCTTAATAAACTGTGAAGGAGTTGTCGTGACAGAAATGTCCGGCATCTCCTACGAAGATTTAAGCACAGTCTTTAAGGATGAAGAATTGTCTATTATAAGAAACATTGTACAACTTACGAAACAAAAACTAGAACCTATTCATGCGTACCTAGAAGCAGAGCTTAGTGCTTTAAACCATCAGTCATCATGAGACAGTTAATCTTTTCACTGATAGTACAGGTAAATGGCGAAGTAGATCCCACAGCAACAAGCTACTGGGAAAGCTTAGAAAGGTGTAGGTGGTTTGCTGAGAAGCTAACTATCCAAGGTACGCGAAGAACGTACCATACACCTGTCATGGCCTACTGTGTTCCCAAGTACGTTAACCCTAAGACCGTAGTCATCCATACTTGATTTACTTTTTAGACTTAGCTCCTGAACATTTCCAACGCTTGCGCGATAAGTTGTTGGGAGTGTTCGGATCATTTTGTTTCTTCTTAGACAAACCCTTCTTGATTCCTAAACTTCTGGCACAATAGCTATCACCCTTTGAAGTCCCTGTTCTAACTCTAGAGCCGCCATCCTTTGCCTTTCCTGCTTGACCATAGCTAACCTTCTTGCCACTAGCTGTGACTTTTACTTTAGCTTTACCTTTTCTGGGAGTTGCCATATCTAGACCCTATATGTTTTGGTTTTCTTTGCAATCTTTTTAGGCTGTGCGCTGTGTTGTTTGCCTGCCTTTGTGTCTTTCTTTTTCTTTGCCGTGGTTGCTGCATACTGAGCAGGTGTCAAAGCCTTGATAGCCGCTTTAGGCAGATAACGCTCTCCGGTTTTAGCACTAGGCTTTCCAGACTTTGTAGTCCACTTCTGCCCTGTCCATTTCTTCAAAGACTTCTGAGATTTTGCTAGCACTTGTGAGTACCTTCTGCTTTCATTTTAGCTTTCTTAGACAGGTCTTTTAAATGAAATAACTTTACACTCGTCTTGGTGTGTGACTTGTTAGTGTGCAAAGTACCGTCAGCCATCTTGTGACTAGACCCTTTGTGTTCAGTTCCATCTCTCTTATAATGTTTAACACCTTTCATTTGTAACCTCCTCCTGCTGCTTTGTATTGTTTGGCAAGCATCTGAGCTTTCCTAGCTGACCACTGACCTGCTTTGCCACCACTTGTTCCTGCTTTGATTTTATTAAATAATCTTTTACGCATAGCAGGCTTCGTGTAATTCCCTGCTTCGTTTACTTTTGATTTTGCTTTTTTCTTTTCTGCCATTAGATAACTCCAAAAAATATAAAGGCTATGTACATTGTTAGTGGCAACACCACAAGACCGCCTGTTCCCCACAAGAGGATTGTCCAGAATAGTGTAATGTTCTTTGCTCTTTTATGTTTACGCATACGTTCTTCTTTATCTCTAGCTCGTTTACATTCAGCCTGAAACTGCAACCAATCCTTATACATGTCTGCCCGTCCCGCATAGATCATATATTCTTTGAGCCATTCTTCTTGCTCTTTGATTTTTTCAAGCTCCATAAAACATTGCAGTTCTTCTTTGCCTCCACCCTTCTGAGCCTTCTTAACAATAACTGACTTGTTGTCAAAGTACTGCGTGGCTTGAGCCGACACATCGTATAGTTCTTTACCGTTGGACAGTGCGCTCTTTATAATATTAAACGCTGCGTTAGCTGCCGCTATCTCAGCAAGCATTACCTTTCCCTCTGAACGCCTTTGACCTTCTCTGCTGTACGCATGGCCCCAAGACCTAACATTCCCATAAGCACACTTGTAAGAAGTGAGCTATCAACGGGAGGTACGACAACCCAGATGCCAATAATAGGTGCTAAAATTGTAGAGTACATTAAAGCGAATCCGCAGATCCATCCAATAGCAGGGCGCCATCCGGCTACGAACAAACTTTTGTGGGCTGCTTCTGTGGCATTGACTGTCAGTTGTCCCTTGGCAAGCTCCAAGGCATGCTTCTCAGACATCGTTGCTATCTCATGCGCTAGAGCATTGCGCTGATCTTTGTCTTCTACAAATTTTCCAATGATCCCTGTAATTGGCCCTATCAATTTGTCTAACATACGTTCCTCCTTAGTAGCACCAACACACTGGTGTAGTTGTGCGGGTATCAACATGCACAAAGGTCTTTGCAACGCCAACAGACATGCCTAGTGCTGCTGCGTGTTTAACAATTGCTAAACGCTCAACGCCTCCAGAGACTTTGATGTCAGCGGCAATCCCCTGTGCATGGGTTCCTGCTTTTGATTTTCGTTTCTCTATGCTGTGGTTCTTTGACCTGAAGCCACTTGTAATAATAAACGGAAAGCCACAGGTTTCTCGTAGTTCGTCTAAACAATGT